GTTATCGCACAGAGTTTTATGGATTTCAGTACGGTCATCTCATGCTATCCATACTCGTTGGTTTCTTGTACCCCAAGCAGTTGAAACTTTGGATGTTTTTAGGTGTTTTATGGGAAATCTTTGAATACTGGCTTTCACAGAGACCAGATATCATACGCACTCACGGTGGGTGTCTTACGCATTATAAGGGTAAGGATGAAGGACCCTTGTGGATGCGTAAGGTGTACGGGGGTAAACCCAAATATGAAAATTTTATAGACAGGATGTTCGGTATAAAAAATTCAACGGAACATACTTGGCATTATTCTGTCGGTGAAAATGTAACAAATCTCGTGGGGTTCTTAATAGGTTCGGCTTTAACGAAGCGGTGATGCGTTCTTCATGATCACGTTACCATTTTTGTTCTTTTTATACGTCTGACGATTTCTCATATTCCTAAAGGCAATGTTCGCGAGGTTGCGAAATCCCGTCATGGAGGCGATACGCCTCCCCCCCTTACTAATTTCGTTATTCAACATCTTCATGTAATTGTCGTATTGCTTTCGTCTGCGCTGCTCAGCTTTCGCAATAACCTTTTTCAACTTTTTCACATCTTCCCTGGTGTATCCCCGGTTTTCCGCCCACATAGCAGTAGCCTCGCTGCGGGGGCTCATCACCCTGGGACGTGTGATCGTGGTTCTCTTCGGGGACTTTGAAGGTTTTACGCGGGCAGAAGGCATTTATATAAAACGAGTTTTTTTTGTCTCCTGTGGGAATCGAACCCACGACCTCTAGATTACAAATCTAGCGCTCTACCAACTGAGCTAAAAAGACGGAAAGACGCTCCCAACTGGGTTCGAACCAGTGACCTACAGGTTAACAGCCTGTCGCTCTACCAACTGAGCTATAGGAGCAATGAGATGCTGAGAGTGGGGTTCGAACCCACGAGCACGGACGTGCAGCGGTTCTTAAGACCGCCCCCTTAACCACTCGGGCATCCCAGCGTGTCCAGTATGGGGATCGAACCCATGGCCACCAGGTTAAAAGCCTGGCGCTCTACCACTGAGCTAACTGGACCAACTATATGTATATGGAATTATTTCTTTAAATAGTATAAATGAAAGTGAAGCTCATTAAAAGTCCCAAACCTGAAAAGAAGTACAGAGTGATTTTTCCAAATGGTAAAAAGGTCGACTTCGGTGGCGCGGGTTATTCGGATTATACCATCCACAAAGATCCCAAAAGAATGCAAAGATATCTCTCACGTCATGGACGCATGGGAGAGACCTGGACTAAAAAAGGAATGTACACAGCTGGATTCTGGTCAAGGTGGTTACTATGGAGTAAACCTTCTATGAGAGAAGCTAAACGACTTTTGTCTTCGCGTTTTGGTATTATCATCAAGAGAGATTCTGCTTCGCCTTGAGAAACTTGGGGTCCTTCTTCAGAGCGTTCATTAGAGACGCTTTCGCGTTCAACTTTTTCGGGGGCGGAGGAGGAGGGGGAGGAGGAGGCGGCGGGGCCTTCATTTTCGGGGGGGACTTCGCCTTTGGTTTCGGAGGAGACGTAGGGGGAGTCGCGTAAGGTGTGTTAGCCTTTTTTCCAGACTTAGTGGGTCGTACGTTAAACAGCGACATGATCGTTTTGCACGTGAGTATCATACTCTCAGTCTGTTTGGCGCGTGCACTTATGATTTTATCATCATGTATTCGAATCTCTTTGATGATTTGCGACGGCGTCTTACTGGCGCGCTTACCATTTTTAGATTTGTAAGTGAGAGGAATACCTCGGTTGCGCGCATCTTTCTTCAAAGTCATTTATATTACACAAAGAAATTTTCTGTCCTGTAAAGCTTAGCCTCGTACGGTGTCGTCTTTCCCACGACGTTCACCATTTCCTGACCGTACAACTCTCGGCACCCCATGTCATCCATGCAGTCCCGATCTTCATGAGTCACCGGTAAGGAGTAAATCTGATGCCCCGGGGTAGATGTATAGTAGTGATACCGATCCCTTCTTCCCCTAACTTCCTTTCCGTACAAGGGAAGAGTGTCACCATCTTCACCGATGAGCACACCCATCTGCTGCACGTATCCAGGTTTGTACTCTTTTATAGGTGGCTTTCTGAACTCTGGTTCTCTGTACACGGGAACCTCTACGGCGTACGGTTTAATAACTTCCACTGCGACTTCACGGGGTTTGGAAGTGGTGAGATACATCACGATGATCAAGAGTATAATTGCCGCAATCGTGGCCATGGTTGTTTTGGTAGCTTGCTTCATCTATATAATACCCCATGTATTTTATTTAGACCCGGGATGCGTTCCAATCGATACTGCACCATCAACCATAGTGAAAACAAAAGAGTCTTGGTGACTTTACCAGCTCGAGTGTCATCAATCTTGTATATAGGTTCCACGAGCCGCCCGAAGAAAGTCTGCGTTTTTTCTTTTCCTGTGGTGTACATTTCCAATTGTGTCAAAGCGCACGTATCATCATTCACACCCCAATGAAAAAAGAGAAGTGGTATCAGTATGGAATAGATTTCCAAAAACTTTTCATTGTTCATGAAAGGAACGAGTATTGCCGTGATGAATAATGCTACGTGAATGGAAAATATTATGTTCATCACTAGTATGGAAAAGGAAAAGAAAAATTGGCATCCTCAACAGGAAAGGATTCTCAAATCGTGGGGGGAGGCTGCCGCGTGTTATAGGTACATGAATAACCAAGCCTTTCTCATGTATAAAAAACTGAGCATGCGTTACACACTCCCCATCATCATCATAAGCACGGTCACGGGTACTGCTAACTTTGCGCAATCGACGTTTCCCTTGAATATTCGTCCCATGATACCCCTCGCCATAGGAAGCATGAACATCATCACGGCCATCATGACGACCGTGATGCAATTTTTAAAAATCAACGAACTCATGGAGGGTCATAGAGCTGCCTCGATCCAATACGGTAAATTGTCTCGCACGATACGCCTCGAACTCTCCCTGCCCCTCGAAGAGCGCTCTCAACACGGGACCGAGATGGTTGAATATTGTCGCAATGAATACGACCGCCTCGTCGAACAATCACCACCCATACCATTTAATATCATTAAATCGTTTGAGAAGGAGTTCCCCGATGACACCACATTATTCAAACCCGAAATCATGCACATACACCCCATTGAAACTTTCATCAACGAAGAATATATGCGAGATGAATTGAAAAAGGATCTACTGGCCATGCGACAAGAACCCGTCTCCCTTAATGTTCCAGAACGTATCAAGGAACTTGAGCAGGTGATCGTAAAAGATATATCAAGTAACCAACCATGATGAATAATACAACGTTAAAGAATGCTACACCTACTATGTAGGGAAACGCCTTTCTCTTGATTGGTTCTATAAGTTTTTTTTGTAGCGTACCATTTTCTAAAAAATAATCTAAAGCCTGTTCAGTGAGATCATCAGCCATGGATGCCTTCGTTAAAAGTATCCCACAAAAAAAAGAGACTCGAAAGACGCTCCACGACCATGAGATTAGTCTACTGCATAAATACGTCAAAGAAGGTAAAAATGTATTCGTGTGCGGCCCCATTGGATCTGGGAAGACATTCATAGTCGAGAGTGTACTGGACAGAACTAACAGTATCGAAATACACGCGGAAATGTTTTCGAAAAAGAATACACTCTTCTTGGAGACTCGCAAGTACATGCTCATAGATGGGTACGAAACATCTATGCACCCGTTTAAACAGTTGATCGAAGGGGGTAAGGGTTCTTTCGTCGTCACATCCAACGAAGTTCACGTACTTCCGAACTTTGAACTCATAATGGTACCACGGAGAACGCCCGAAGCCATCGCTTCCCTGGCCCCCGAAAACTCCGGAGCCTCTCAGGCAGCCCTGAAGTGTCGAGGGAACATACGAAACTTTTTTGATTACCTCAACTTCTCGGACACGAAAGATGTTTTCAAAACATCAAAAGAAATCGTAGCAGATATCCTATGTACACCCGGACCTTTTAACTTTTCACAAACTATTCATGAACATGGTCACGTGCGTGATGTCATACACGGAAACTATGTCTCGTCTGTGGGTGTCAATGCCCCCGAGCTCATGGAATCACTTTCCGTGGCGGACGTGTACGACACTCTGGTGTACAAGGGAGAATGGGGGTTAATTCCTTATTACATCACGTCAGGAATAGCCATACCTAAATATCACCTCGGGTCTTCACTCGACACAAACACCCTCAAAGCAGGAAGTGCTTGGACGAAGTATGGAAATTTTAAAATGCGTCAACAAAAGTTGAAAACTATTCAGGCTGGACACAGCACACGCCTCGGGCCAGATGAATTATCAATCATCAGACAATACGCGGCACATGGGAATCTCGAACCCCTCGCAGAATATAAGCTCGCACCGAACGACTTCGATGTCATGAATCATCTGGCATTCGACAACAAACTAAAACCTAACGAAGTCATGCGTGTTAAAAAGAAGATGCGTACTATGATAAATGAGCTCTGACGAGGAAACCGAAGAGGAAGTCGCTATTCGAACCATCGGCACTGATATATATTACTACAGCGATGTCAATCGCAAAAATATTCTCGATTTCATTGAACAACTGAAGAAACTAGAGACGGATCTTCTCAAAAAGGCTGTTGAACTTCCTGGCTACACCCCAAACATTCGCGTGCATATTCACAGTAATGGTGGAGATGTATTCGCTGGTATTAGTGGTATGAACGCGATGAAAGAGTCGAGAGTCCACATCACCACAGTAGCCGAGGGAGAATGTTGCAGTGCCGGTACCTTCTTACTCTTGGGTGGAAAGGATAGACTCATCGGAAGAAACGCCTACGTACTCATCCATCAACTATCAACCGGATTTTTCGGGAAGTTTGAAGAACTCAAAGATGAGATGAAGACGTGTAAAAAACTCATGAAAATGTTGAAACGAGTGTACAAATCGGAAACTAGCATACCAAAGGAAAAACTCAAGGAACTCATGGCCCGCGATGTATATCTAGATGCCGATGAATGCGTCAAATACGGGATTGTTCACGGGATTGCCTAACATCTATATGACGTTTATAGAGACCAATAACCGCTACTACGAGGATTATCACGGATAAGGTGTTGAGGTTAAAAGGAATCGTCGTGTACGGAGTAGGCCTAAGTCGGGCCATCCTCTCGTAATTTACAACTTGAACCATTTACTATAATGGAGACTATTTTTAAAACAGATTCCCTCGGCCGCCAGCGCATGTTCGATATTCGTGTCGACAAACTACCCGATGGCACAGCGAATATCGTAAAAACAACAGGACTCGTGGATGGAAAGAAACAGACCAGCGTGATTCACGTGCCACTCGGGTACGACAGTGCCGTGAAGCGCGCGAGGACCATGTGGAAAAATCAACAAGAAAAGGAGGTGACCCCCATGTTGGCACACAAGTGGGAAGAACGTCAAAAATATATTCAAGAACCATTCTTTGTCCAACCAAAGTTGGATGGTGTTCGTCTGCTCGTGTCCAATAAGGGTGGCCTCTCACGAACTGGAAAGGTGGTCCCGGGTACCGAACACTGGGGAAAACATTTAAAGGATGGTGAATATCTCGATGGTGAATGTTATAAACATGGCATGGCTTTCGAAGATATCACAAGCGCCTTTAAGACGTGCCCAGAAACACTGGAGTTTCACGTATTTGATTACTACGACGAGAATCGCCCCGACTTACCCTTCACAGAACGCATGAAACACGTCACAGTCAAGACCCTCTTGGTGAAGAAGAAGGATGAACTGCGAGGTGCACACGATACATTCGCCAGTCAGGGATACGAAGGGATAATGGTTCGTAACAGAGACAGTGTATACGAACCAGGGAAGAGATCCAATCATCTTTTGAAGATGAAAATGTTCGAGACTGAAGAATTCGAAATCGTCGGTGTACATGAAGGTACAGGTCGAGACGTGGGTACACCCGTATGGGAATGTGTGACAGGGGGAGGCGAGACCTTCTCGGTCCGACCAGAAGGTTCGATGGAATCGAGAAGGAAGGTTTTCAAAGAGAGGAAAAGTATCGTGGGAAAGAAATTGACAGTCAGATATCAAAACATGACGGCTGCTGGTGTTCCACGGTTTCCCGTAGGAATAGTAATTAGAGACTACGAATGATTGTAATGTACATGGAAGGAGGTTTTGTAAACATTCATCGCGGAAAAGTGAGCATCACTCAATACGATCCCAACATTTGGAATACCCTTCAATTTGGTATTTGGGACGGAGGTGGTGATGAGCTCGTCGCGACGATAATAGATTACAGTAAATATAGCGATAAGATTTTTAAAATATTCAAGCACGATGGCATCACACCAGAAGGTCTAAAGAATTTCCTGGCTCGCGAACACCCCGAAAATGTGGTGTATCTGACACCGTCCGTCCATTCGTCCCTGAAGCTACCCCCGAATATCAAGGTGCTCTATTCGGCATGGAGACCCAATTATCTTCCATACACACCACCCGAACCCGAGGTTGAGCACGAGATTCAAAAGGTGGTGTTCCGGGGACAGGGGTTCCCTCTTCGCGAACACCTGTGCGACGAGTTTAAAGATGATCCACGGGTCGATTTCAAAATCACAAAGGGTTCGTGGCACCCCGAGTTTAAGAATGACCCAAACAGATTGTCACCCACGGATATGAGAAAGTACCGAGGAATCATCAGCGTCCAGGGCGGTGCGGGACACCCCAGCAACCTTCAATGGGTCCTCGGGTCCGGGTGTGTCCCCGTGGTCCACTGTGACTTTCTCACGGGTCTTCAGATGGACATGAAACCGTGGGTCCACTACGTACCCCTCACGAAAGAAGGTATTCGTTGGATCTTTGACGAACCCGAACAGGTGGATGAGATTATTCGGAACGCCTTGAGATTACACAAAGATATAAAGTACAAAATCCATAAACAAATGTCAGAAATAGTATGAAACTCATCGCCCACAGGGGCTATTCGCTCAAGCATAAGGACAACAGTTGGGAAGCCATCCGTACAGCCATAGAATTGGGGTACAATGGGGTGGAGATCGACGTGCAACCGTGCAAGTCGGGAGAACTGTGTCTGCACCACGATATCTACCTGGGTGACTCCTTTATCTACGAGATGACGGAAGATGAACTCAGGAAGAAGGGTGTATGTTTTTTGAAGGACATGTACGATAAGATTCACCCTTCCATTCACGTGTACCTGGACATAAAGGGTGGGAAAGTCGAGGAAGTTGTAGATTTTTTCAGAAATAAGCCTCACGACCACGTGACATTCTGTAGTTTCAATCGTCAGGTCCTTCGGGCGCTCCCTTCGAACATGAAAAAGGGAACCACCTTCGAGATGGTACCCGGAAGTGTGTACGAGTACGACATGATCACAGATGGGATGGATGCTGTACTGATACACTGGTCATGTCTGAATGATGAGTTTGTGGAGTACTGTAGAACCAAGGGTGTCGAGGTGCTCACGTATACTCACAAGACCATCATGGACATGAGACACATTTGTCAATTTCAGGTGGATGGGTTAATCACTAACGGGCTCTATTAGGATCGGGGGCGCTTCCATCACTTCTAATTCGTACACATTTTCCTTTTGTGTAGGCTCTACTACGACTATTCGACATTCTTGGGTTTTCAAAACGACCCTACTTGATTGCCATGGGTATACATATAAAAGAATGAAACATAAGTATTACAAAAATGAACCGCATCGCCATCGACATCGATGAAGTCCTCATGCCCT